GGCCCTGCAAGTTCTGACGTGATGTCGATCGAGCGGTATTGAAAACGTGGCAGTGATACCGCTGTTGATCGAGTAATTGCTTTTTTGGCCCGTTCTAACTGGACGCATATATAAGAGAGCACCCGGATTATCAGGCCTGCCATCCGGGATGGCATTACCTTCCGGATCAAACGCGCCAGTGATATCGAGATTGTCATAAACCGGTTCGTCATAGTAAGCCTCGTAAGGTTTTGACCACCCAGTTGTAGCGCTGATAAACGGATTGATGTTCAGAGTTGCACCTTGGCAACTGATACCCCCTCCGTATGTGTTCGTGTACTGCCTTGAAGGAACTACTTGGACGGCCTGATTTGTCACACTTCCGGAACTATTTGCCACCGGAGCTGCAGTGCTTGATACCTGAGCTTGCACTGGAGCGGAAAACAGCAAGAGCGCTGCTATGACTCGCTTCATTCTGTAAACGTGCTCAACGTTTCATTCAGCGACTCTATATCTGTTTCGCGAGTGATGATTGTGTGTTCTATCAGCCCTGGTCCTTGTAACGTTTCAGAAAAGCTGAAAGTGGCTGCTTCGTTAACGATCTTCCACGATGGCTTTGACGCTGGGTCAAGTCCACGCCACACACTGGTAACACCGTCGAGAGTGTTGGTTGTTGTGATCAAATTCATTGGAGCGATGGGGGCATCGTTTTCCGGAGCTATGTTCGTTCCAGTTACAGTCAGTTCGTAACCAGTCCGATACCGATAGGAGTTGATGACCTCGTTGACTTTGGTCTTCGTCGTTGTCGTTGACTTCAGCTGTCCTTGGCTAAATGAAGGAACCACTGGGATCGATTTAGCTTCTGGAGCGGACAGCGCAATAACGCAGAGCACGCCCCATGTAATCCAAAAACCTGACCACATCTATTTGATTATAAGCTCGCTAGTGAGCTGTCCTATCGCCAGAGTATTTGCTCCGCCTGCAGTCACTGTCATTGTGTGGTCTGCATTGATCACGCCAGCAAGGGTTCCAGCGGTGCCTGAAGCGGTGGAAACGATGCTGCCAAAGTTAGCGGCATCACCTGTTGTCACTGCAGATGCTGGAACGGCATCAGCCTGCGTGTAGCTTTGGCTGAAGGAGAACGCTTCACCAGGTGTGTCTTGTGTTGCGGCAATCGTGCCAGGTGAATACACGCCACTGGTGATTGTTCCGGCTGAAACGGTATTTGCCGTACTGCCGTCAGTTGTGTCTATGTTCGAGCCTGAGATGCTGAAGGAGCTTCCGATCCTTTCTGCGGTTGTCACCGCAGCTCCCACAGTTAGAGAGACGGATGAAGTGATCTTATGAGTCAGGTCGGCTTTAGCAGCAGGCGCTGCAAGCAATGAAAGCCCCAGTGCAATAGCAAGACGCTTCATTTGATGCCAGCCTTGGAATCCTTGTTATCAATACTAACGCCGTTCTCCTCCTTCTTTTTCTTGTTGAGCTTGCCTAGAGCTGGCGTGTAGGTGGCTGCAGTCCCAGTAAGCAAGCTGGCCGGAAAAGTGGGATCGACAGCTTGCGAAAAGATGCCGAGGTAGTTAGCGGTCAAGATGCCCATCGACCACAGCAGGATTGTGACGCGAACAACGTCGCCTAACCAAGAATGGGATTGATCGTCCTGTTCTTCTGCCTTGGACTGCGGTGTTTCTGCCATGGCTCAGTAGAGCTACGCTTCAAGGGTAACTAGGTCAATCCCATGCTTCTAGTTCTTAAACCGTTGATCATGACGATGTGGCGCTCTAGGGCGTTCAAGGAGCTGATCATTGCGATGTTGGAGCGGATCGTCACTCGCACGGACAACGATTTGGACGATCTTGCGGTCAAACATCTGAAGGATCTGCTGTTGCCTGACACAAGAGTTGAAAAGTAAGTGGCATCCGGCATCAT